GTATCAAACGTCGATGGATCAGAATACACAACAGAGTTATCAGAATGGGCCGCCGCAGTTGTACTGCTTGCACCTCTGGTTGCACCTGTCAGACTGTTACTGCTTTTGCCTGTGTACGTAATGATCTCAGCATTAATTTTGATTGTGCCAGAGCTTGGAAAGCCAGACGCATCATGCAATGGGATGGTTGTTGCTGAATTAGTTAGCGCACCATCAAGTGTGGATTCACTGCGATCATGCCTGCCAAACATGATGTTATTGGAAATCTTTCCACCAGATGAAAGTGAGTAATAAGAAATGCCGCCGCCAACATTTCTAAATGAATTGCCAGTAGCAACAAAGTTATCGCTTTCGTTTTCAACGTGAATACAGCAGTCGTTTGGTCTGTTTAAATCAATAAACTGACAGCCTACAACCGATAAACTGCGACAGCCATCAGTGCCTAATATGGTACAGCGATCTTCTGAGTCAGTACCTTGATGTCCTTCAAATAAACAGTTGCTAACTCGAACATTGTCCCATGCGACCTTTACACCGGATGTTGCAAAGTCAGTGTTAAAAATTAAGGCTCGTAAACCCATGTTTAAAAATGAACAGTTAGATATCGTGCAGTCTTCAGCAGTATTTCCATTAGCGCCAAACGCGTTAGCTGTAAACATACCAATGCGGAGCTTCTCAAACGTACAGCCTTCCATTCTCCAGCGCCGCACATTGGTATCGTCAGCAAACTTAATCCCATGATTTTCTGGGAGACTATTCGTATCTAATGAATTACCACCAAACACGTGGATGTTCTTCATTACAAGATCGTTGATATACCCAAGCGAATCATCATGGGCCACTAATATCGTGACATCGCCTGTGCTGGTGTTACGAGAGTCAATGTATAGAGACTCAAGAGTGACACTGCTAGATGTTACTCGGAGACCTTGTGATACGGTGTCAATGTCAAATCGCAGAATAGATGTTGGACCATCACCAAAAATGCGACATGGACTAGCTACTCGTATTTGAGTGTCGTCAATTAGATAAGTGCCAGAGGGTATATATAGCGATCCATTTGCCGCCGCATCAATAGCATTCTGGAGTGCAGTGCTATCGTCTGTCACACCATCGCCAACAGCACCAAAATCCTTGACGCTAACGCTTTCTCGTAGCTTGGTCTGTACTGTGGTCTGTACTGCGCCAGTGCCAGCGGGTGTGTAGGTGACGTTGTTAGCATCAGCCGTGCCGATATCTGCTATGCGGTAGTTCAGCACCTCGATGCTGGCGTTGTTTGGCGGCGCCTCGGTAAACGTCAGCGTAGTGTCGCTAATGCTGTAGGTGTCGCGCTCCTGGTAAACACCGTCAATGTAGATAGATACGCCAGCGCCGGCAGCACCAGGATTAGATGCCAGGGTAAATGCAGTAGTAGAGCCATCGCCTGTAAAGCCCTGCTGGGTGCTAGATGTGGTAGTGGCAGTGGTAGAAAGCGGCTGAACAGTGACGTTACCTGCGCTATCAAACGCCAGAACGGTATCCGCTCGATCTACGACGTTAGGCGTTACGTTGTTGACGCCAGAAGTCACATCGCCATCAGGAAACTTGATTGCGTCCTCTTCACGGTTTTGCTGGGTCAGCATGGTCAGCTTATCAAGCGCATCCTCGTGCGCTTTGGCTGGGAATGGATCATTCTCTACGTAGTCGGTTTCTTGCGTGTAAGGCAGCTCTCTACGAATAATGACCGTGTTTCCGCTAGTTGGCGCCGTCACAAACGTGACGCTACCGCCAGAAGCGCTGCCCGCATTGGATACTGTGTAGTCAGTTGTTAAGGTCTGTGTGGTAGATGCGCCGGTTGTATTGTTACGCAACGAAACAACAAGATCGCTGTCTTCAAAGATCTTAAACGTATACGCAAATACGGTAGTGCTGCCGTTGCCGGAATAGCTTACAGAGCTAGTGCCGCTGGATACTGTCATGTTTAGTCCTCTCTAATTGCCTCTATCTCAGGCGGGCGTATATCTGCTTCTCCAGTTACCACTTCCCCTATTGGCGTGCCAGGTTTCCACCAATACTCCTGATTGTACTCTCTTGCCCGTTTTTTCATAAGGCGTCTGTATTTCTTTTCAGCTTCGGGATCTGCCGCCATTTCCATTGAGTCAAATAATGACTGCAGAAACAAGTCTACCTGCCATACAGAGGGCGTGTATTGCTCAAGAAGTTTGACTGTTTCTGGCCCAATCCTCGATTTTGCATAGCCTTTTTTGAGCCCTTCCAAAGTAAAGCCCTCGCTGACTAGCTCCTGCGCATTACCAATCGTGTATTGTGCTATATCGTCAGACGTACTGGCTATTGGGCCCGCTAAGGTTTTGAAGAAGCTATGCCCGTATCTGTTTTGGTCGCTATAGAAGAAGTCACCGATAAGGGTTCCGCCTCCGCCTTGAGCCATGGCTGCTAATAAAAACTCTTTCTTTGGCACGCCATTTTTATCTAGCACGGCGCGTGGATCTCTCCCTGCAGCCAGGTCTTTTGCTTGCAATGCAATGCCGCCAAGAACAGTTGTGTAGACCATTAGCTGCGTGTAATAGCCAACCTTCTGCCCCATAGTTGCTTGAACGGCGCCCCTATTAAAGTGAAGGCTTGCCACCGTAAGCGGAAATGATTTGATTTGCATGGCAGAGCGCCACAGCTCGCCTTCTGGAGTGCCGCGTTGGAGACCGCCAGTAGTCATTGCCTGAATCTTTGAATCAGGCGTGGGCACTGCGTAATCCACTTCAGACATCACCATTTGGTGAAACTTCAAGCCACCAGGCTGTGTAAAGTCAGCAAACTGCGCGCCTTTTAAATCCATTTTCGGTGTCTTGCTAAATCGACTCCACTCGTTAGGGCCAATGCCATACACCTCAAAAGCCTTAAGCAAATTGGGATCTAAGTCATTAAACTTTTTGCCAAAGTTATCAGCAAGCAGGCCGGAGAACTCCATAGCGTATGCTTTGCGTAAACTTTCAGTGTGAGGTTTGAGCAGCGATGCGCGCATAACCAGATCAGCCATGCGCATGGACTTGCCAGTGCCAACCACATCAGCAAATCGGTTAGCCGCATGAGCGCGATCAATGGCCTCTTCTGCAATGATGCCAATGCGAGCAGCCGCCAGCCTGTCTGCTTCATTTGCAGGATTCATAAACGACATATACCGAGACATGATTTTTTGCGTCGGTATGTTGCCGTATTGCCTGGTTAGTTTCAGAAAAGCAATGTCGCTTATGGCAGACAAGAAAGCGCCGCCCAGGTAGGCCGCCGATATAATATTTCTTTGCACCATGCCAATCTGCGCAAGAGTGGTCATTTCTACTGGGTTAGTTTTGCCAGACACCACGTTAAAGATGCGGTCTAACATGCCTTGAGTTTTTATGCCCTTAAAGGCGTCTTCTTTTTTTGCCATAGCAATTAAGGCGTCATAGGTTTGGTTTGGGTTTGGCCCCATGCGTCGCAACAACGCCGTGTCGTGAGCATTGCTGCTAACCCAGTCGGTTAGGGTGGTAAATAAATCGCCCTTACCGAACTCTTTTTGGTAGCTCATCCAGGACTCAGCATCTTTGAAATAAAGAATTCTACGCTCTGATCCACGACGAGATAGCTTTCTGCCTAGTTTGGGTACGGTAAGGTCTTTGACTTTGTTAAGGCCGTGCATAGTGATTGTGTCATACACGTAATCAAGCAATTCATCCATTTGCGTTTTTGATAACAGGTTGCCGGCATCGTCACGCATTTGGTTAGCATCGAGCATAGGTGCAATTTTTTGCTTCCAGACATCCTTGCCCATCTTTCTTATTGCTCGAGGGTCATGGTTTTGTGGCAGCAGGAAGCGCTCATTCTTAGAAATAGAAGCGCCGTTTTTGTTTTTTTCTTTTCGTATAAATTCAGTAAGCTCTAGCCATTGTTTTGCAAGGCTGTTGATTTCAGCATCATCAGTCGTTTCACCATAGACGGCACGTATAAACTTGGCTAAACCCGCTTCATCCATAAAGAAACCAAGCCCTTTACGCCGGAACCTAAACAAGATTTCAGCAGCCCTAGCCTGGAACATAGAGTCGTAATACTTAGATAGGCTGTCTACGTTTTCATACCCAGCCTTCATAGTGCGATCTAACACCATTAGCGATTCTATGCCTTGATAAAGACCTCTTGAGTGTGACGCCGCATCATCAAATGCCTGGGCAAGCCTCACAGCCTGGAATGCCGCCTCTTTCTTTTGGATGGTCAGGGTTGTGATGTAATCATCAAGCAGCGCATTCGGGTCATCCGCAGCGTTAAGAAGCTGCTGCACCTCTTTGGGCAGCCGTGTTGCGACCTTTGGTATACAAGTAGCGAAATCACTCACCGCGTACGCACCTCATTAGGTTATCAATATCTTCTAGCTGATCGTCAATTTCTTTAATGTACTCATCAGCGCTAATCTCTTCGCCGTCAATGATAAGCTTGCGCTTATCTACAGGCAGCTGCTCATACTCTGTCATAGCGATATTGTAAGATTCTTCAGTGCCCTGGATCTCTAACAACTCACGCTCTCTAGCCATGATTGCCATGTCATCAAGCGCTAAGTCTTCTTGCGATGGGTAGTTTTCTGGTATACGAGAAGGCTCAAGGTTTGCCTTCATGTTAGCCATTTGAATCTGCAAGCTCTCTAAGTCAATCTCCATCGTTTTTTCTGATGCTTGCCGATAGACTTTTTCAAGCACCATGTCGTAATCAACGTCAGGCTGCTTATAGGTATACTCAAGCGTGTCAGGGTTTTTGGTGATAATCCCCCTAGACTCCAGATCATCCAGTATTTCTACCGTTGGGTTGTATCCAGTCCTAAGATGCTTTTGTAGCGGGCTTATTCTGAATGGCTTTTTCTGTTTCTTAACAAACTTAGCGGCCTTTCTTAGATCGCCGGTAAGGCCCTCTGATGGGTCTGGCGGCGCTTTGACTGCAAGCGCATCTATCGCCTCATCTAAATCATTTACCTTGAACTGCACATCCGGATCAATGAATCGACCAATATCGTTGAGCAGCTCTCTAAAGTAAACCACCGCATCATTTGCGCCAATTTGCTGAACTCCGCCTACGTCTTCAATAAACTCAAAGAAACGCGGATCTTCTTTCATTAGTTCGGCAAGGCCATCAGGCGTTAGTCCTTCATCGCCATCTTTCCAAAACTCTTTCGGAAAGCCTTTCATCTTTTTATAAACTGTTTTCTTATACGGCTTACCTTTTTTTGATATTGCATCAACCTGTTCCGGCACGCCCTCCCAGGTAGCTTTGTCAATCCCGTCAGCTTCCCAGGCAGCCTTGTTCAGCCCGCCATTTTGCTTTATCCAATCAACTACTTTTTCTGATTTTGTTAAATCGTTTCTTTGGCTTTTTAATTTGCGAAGACTGGCATTTACAGTTTTTACAATCGAGTCATACTCGCCTCTAAGATACGCCTGATAATCAGCATCCATCTGTATTGGGGATAGTGGAGTTTCACCAAACCGCTCTTTTCTTGCGGCTTCAGCAATATCGGCCATAGCATCCATCGACCTATCGGCCAGCGGCAGATCGTCATTAGGTTTTGGTGCATTAGGTATAGCCTGGTCTTCTGGCGCTACGGCAGGGCTTGGAGAATCCTTGTAATAATCTTCAACTATTTTGAGAACTTGCTCATCAGAAAGCATTCCGGTAGGGCTTGCGTCTTCTGCCTCGTAAATTTTTATAGTGAGTAAGCGATCTTCTTCACCATTTTCGTCAAATATAAGTGCGACTTTGCCGTTTTCATCTCTTTTGACTACGCTGCCAAGTTTTAGCTGTTGCGCAGTGCGCTCTTTAGCCGCCCTGAATGCACCCACCACACCGCCTTGTATGGCGCCAATGGCAGCGCCGCCTATTCCAGCAGCGGCAATTGCTGCGTAGGCATTCTCCATAGAATATGGAGAGTCGATCTCTTGCTTGTAGTTGTAGACAAAGCCAAGCTGGATAGCCGCCTCTGATCCGACGGTGATTGCAGCAGTACGACCGGCGGCATTTAGCGCCAGGTTGTATGCCGTCAATCCTTTTGCCGCAGCGGCTACCGTGCCTAATGGCATTGTTGCGATGTTGATAGGGTCCAGCATGTAGGCGGTGCCCATGCCTAAAAACTGCGCCAATCCTGAGCCTTGGCCCAATACTGACTCAGCGTACTCTCTACGATTTCGCAACATCTCATTGCGCTCTTCTCGCAATATGGAGTCTGGCTTTACCATACCCCCATACTCTGTGCCGTCTAAGTCGAGAGATAGCTTGTTGTAATCAAAAGTGCCGTCGTTGTACTCATACCTTGCGGGATCGACTACACCCTCACTAATAAGCGTTTGCACATTATTGTTGCGCTCTTTAAATAACTCTTGATTGAGATATCGGGATATCGACAAATTCTCATCAATCGTAAGGCCAAAAGCGGCAGAAAACGTTTCCCCAAACGTAGGGTCAGTTTTGATTTCTGGCGATATTGTTGGAGCGTCTGAAACCGTCTCTAATCGCCGTCTGCCGTCTGCGCTTATAAATGGCATTACAGGCTAAGCTCCATGCCTCTTACTGAATAGACAGTAGGCTTCTCAAGTTTGTAGTCTGATGGCAGGTAATCCATTAAGGTCCGGCCATTCCACATGCGGCGATTGTTGATAACAAACGGCACAGGCTTACCATTTGTAAGCAAGAACGGTTGAAGGGTGCCGGGGTCCACAGGATAGTAGTAACCAAGACCGCCATTCGTGATCTGAGAACGCTGTATTAACTCAATGGCTTGCTCATCAGTGTATCCGTCTATCCCATTAGGCGCGAACAAACGCAACATTCGAGGCGTCATACCATCAATAATAGACTCAAACTCATCTTGCTCCAGGTCTCTAGACAATTCAAATTGGTGATCGTTGTATTCGCCAATGCCACCCGATACCGCCTTAATTGATTCCTGTATTTCGGTTATTTGAGTATTTTCATTAATCTCTTCACCGCGCGACTTTCTTGTGGCGGCATAGTGCGATAGCACGGCCTCTTGCATTACAGCCTCATCTTCTGGAGATCGTCTGTAAGCATCGCCAACCGCTTCTTCAAAAGCAGCAGCAAAAAGTCTTTTAGGTGGCGCAACATAGCCAGGCTGCTCTCTAATTTGTATGCCATCAAATATAGCTTCTGCTATCGACATATCAGGAACGCTAACAGGGCTTGCCATTGCTGTTGTGGCACTGATTGCACCAGCCATTGCAAACAGCTCGCCATTCTTTCCAGCAATCTGCTCGTATACTTGCGGGTAGCTATCGGCCAAAGGTATAAGCGCTAAAGCTGATGAGGCCTTTTGTTGCGGTGTGGCGCGATTTAGATATGAGGCAAACTGAGCAGCTTCTTCGTCTGTAAAGAAATTTTGCGGATACAGAACCTTTCCGGTTGTTTCATTTACACCAACGCTTGCGGCGATCTTATTCATATTTTGCGTGCGAGCGGGAATAGATTGCGACAAGTTTGCAAAGTCAAAAGGCTCTACGTTGACAATCCCACGCTGAGACAGAAAATCCAGAGCATCGCCGCCCTCAAATGCCGTGACCATCTTTTCTCGATACTCTTCAGCATTTTCTAATTCTTGTGCTCTGTAGCCTAGCTCTTGCGCTGTAAGTCCTGCCGTGGGCTCAGATTCGATTTGCCTAATTAAACTATCTACGCCAGCCAGTGTGCCGGTGTTGTTTAGTATCTGGACATTCTTGTTACCTGCCAGGATGTCATCAAAGTCTCTGGCGTCGGCTTCAGTGCCATACATTTTTAGCTCAAGATTCACGGCATCTAGCTGCTCTTGACCGATTTCCATGCCGGTAGCAATTACATCACGCAGTGATCCCATGTCATCTTTTAGCTTGGCTCTGGCGGCCTTTCTTTCGTCATCCCGCTTTGAAAGCATTCCACTAACGGCACCCATAAGCTGCCGGCGCTCTGTTGGATCAAAGCGTTCGTCATCTCGTATACTGTTGACGTAAGCGGTAGCCTCTTCTGGCGTTTTGATTCGGTTGATCGTGTTGATCTCACGCTCGTATTGAACATCCTTAACCATTTGAGCAGATCGCTTTGCGACATCCTCATCGGTCATCAAGCCTTTTTCTTCAAGATCAATATAGATTTGCTGCAAATCAGCTATCGCCCTAGTGCTAGTAGCCTTATCGCCATTGATCGCCTCATTCCTAAGCGTCATTTCTCGTTTGGCAGACTCGCCAACAAGCGCATCTAGCCTATTCTTGTTTGCCGATGCTCGGACGTTAACCCTTCGAGAAAGCGCGTATCTTTCTAAGCTAAGTGATAATTCTTGCCGCTGTACGGGATCCTCAAAACGCTGCGGTATCTTGCTCTGTATATTTTTAACGGCGTTATCGTAAAACGCCTCTTGCTGATCTGGCGGTTGCAATGCCGCCTCTTCAGACGCAAGAGTTACAGCCTCCATGTACTCGTTAGTAAACTGCTCGCTTTGAAGGTCTTTTTGAATCCTGGCCTCAAGATCAGCAGCTTCTCTCTGTCTTTGATTTAAGTCGAGCGCTGTACGGCCCACCTGCTCTGCGAGGCCTCCCATAGCTCTTGCTTCTGCCGCACCAAACGCTTCTGGTGAAGCGCGCACACGCATAGGCCTTGCGCCGACATCAGCGCCTAATCGTGTTTGGGCTTCGTATGTTGGCACCTTCATAAATTAACTTCCCGTATAACCTTCAGCTGGGCCGAATGGAATGCCTGTTGAGCCCTCAAATGTAGGAGCGGCGCTTTCCCCTGCCGAATACGCCGAGGCCTGTGGCTGAGTAATGCTGCTCGGGCCAAAAATGTTAGAGATTCGAGCGGCGCCGCCCAAAAGCGATCCGGCAGCCTGGTAGTAGCTAGCCCTCTGCGCCGATCTGCCCATCATGCGATCAAGACGGCCTTGCAATCTTTGCTCGGCTGCAGACTCAAGCGCTTGCTGCTGGCCAATAGATGCGTTGTATCTGCGTATATGAATTTCTTCGTCAGCCTCTCTAGCGTTATCGAGCAATACTTGCAGCGGTGTTCCGCCAGTAGCCACGAATCCGTTGTATCTAAACGCCTGGGCGCTGGTTGCCTGTAGATCATCAAAGTTATCGCGGAACCGATTAATGTCAAACTCAGACGAGCGCTTAATCTGCTCTGCGTTTTGCTCTGCTACCTTAGCATTACGCTCTGCCATGTTTGCATTGAACTGACCTGCCGCATTGGCAGCAGCGCCTTGCGCTAGCGCAGATCGCGCACTAAGGAGCGACGACCCTACTACAAGTGTTGCTGTTATTGGATCTGCCATAAGTTACCTATCAAACGTCTGCAATCGAGGATAGATAGACAGAATTGTCAGCGGTAGTGGCTGATCCTGCTTGACGACTACAAACCCATCGTTGTTATAGCCGCCAGGAAACTCGATAAATTTGTCGCCAGTATACAATGGAACTGGGTTATCCATAGCCATGCTAGTAGTTCTAAAGAATACAGTGTCTAGATCATCCTCTGATGGGCCGACCTTTGCACCTACAGACTCAAGAACGCGGATGTCGATGTCGCTGATTCGCTTATTCTTAGCCTGGGCTGTGCCCTCTGTGCCACCAGCATCGGTGCGCATGGTCTGCAATATAGAATCGTAACCAAGACCAATGTGTGCTTTGGTAACAGATCGGTCAAGCGTGACGCTACCAGACGACACAGTTTTGTTTGAGTGAGTAGCGCCATCGGCAAGAATGGTAACACTCTGCCCTTCTAGGTGGTCAAGCCCGCTAATTGTTGTAGCTAATTGAGTCACTGTTTCGCCATCAGCATGAGCCGATGCAACACTGCCATCCTGCGCTCGCGTACACTTGATAAGATCATTTCCGCTTTTAGCTGAGTATGCGATGATTTCATTGCGTATTCTTACTTTGCCAGACGCACTAAAGCTAGAGGCGTCATCTAGCGAAATGACCAAGGCTGATGCTCCAACGCCTCCATCTAGTGTTGATGTCACGCCGGTGTACGTTAGGCCAGCATCGACATAGAACGCATCGGTCACGTCAGTACCGAAGTCAATGGGCTTGAGCCGTTCGACGTGGCGCACATTGGTTCCGTCAATAGTTCGGCGCACCACTACATATACTTCCTCTTCTGTGCGATCGCTACTAGATATAGACGCAATACTTTCTACAAACCCGTAATCATACGTAGTGCCGCCATCAGTCAATGTGCCGCCTAGTTGGTGCTCGTGCCAGGCAATCACATCTTCCTCTCGTCGATAGGTCATCGCCACTAGCTTGCCGTCTTCCAACACGCACCACACAACATTGTTTGGTTCTTGCTGGTAGGCCATTTCTTTAATTTTGCCAAGAGTAATGTGCTCTGCTAGCAGCGTCATATCCGGGGCAATGTATGAGTCCACATCAAAGTTATACACAAGCTCTCGTAATTTACGCTGTTCTCGCTGTACAAATAACGCAGTAGAGCCGATGACCAAGGGCTGTATGTCAGCGCTGCCGTACTTAGCTTGCTGCTTGATCTGCGTGTTGAGCGGCGTAATAGGAGCATCTACCGAGCCAGCGCGTACCGCAAACTCACCACCCGAGGTGCCAACCAGCAGCGCCTTAGATGACGTTAGATAGCGAATGACGTTTACCTGGTTAGATCCAATGGTGTAGATCAATGCGCTGTCGTCTTTAGTGCCGGCAGTAAAGTTTGTATAGTCTCCGCTTACCGAGAAGAATAGCGTTTGTGGCTGCAGTGCTGTATTTGCAAAAACAAGACGCTGCTCAAAGAATGCAATGCACGCAGGGTAGCCTGTAGTCTCTGAGAAGGCGCCTAGCTGGTACTCATCATCGGCAATGAGGTCACCGCTTAACGTAATAGACGTACCTTCATTTTGGAAGTGAACATCATTGCTGGTTGCTAGCGTGATAATGCTATCTGATACAGCAACAATCAAAGCGTTAGAGAAATTGTTGCCGTTAACTAGATCGCCGCCAGAAGCGCTACCGGAAGGGTTTAGATCGCCGCCCGTTTTTGGGTCTAGTATTTGAAACCTAGTTTCCGGATCTGTGTCTGGATCTATAACAATCTCAAAGGTATCCGCGTTCACATCAGCAGCACTGCCATCACTAAATGTAATGGTTAACGATCCGTCACTCACGCCGGTGAATGTAACAAGGTCGCCGTCAATAAGACGATGAGGTGTTGAAGTCGTAACCTCAATTTTGTTTGATGCTATGTGCCAGCTATCAATATCAATATCAGTTGATCCACTAGCACTAATACGCATACCGACCTTAAAGCCTTCGGTAATAAAATGGCCGCCACTATCTTCGATGAAGTCATTGTGCGCCAGACGTGTAGCATCAGGATCGCCCTCATGGAAGCTAATCGTAGTCGCAGTAAAGCTAGGCTCTAGCTCTTCTTCTAGCTCATCGTTTTCTTGAACGATACAGGATGCCGTATTAGACGATATAAACAGCTTAGTGCCGGCAACATTAGTATCTGCAGTAATAGTTCCGGCTTCGTTCTGGAAGGCAACGCCATCTCCAATTGCGCCAAAAGCTGGAGAGTCAATAGTGAGTACGCTGCCGCTATCAGCAATTACATTAAAATTTTGGCTTGCATCTGAAACTAAGTGACAATTTCCAGAAAAGCTACCTGCCCCAACCTTGTTATCGTAGCCCAGTGTAAAAATTATCTTGTCAATTTTTGCATAGCCATGATGCAGCTTTATCAGCCTTCCTGCATCTGTAGCAAAAAACCTATTAGGGTCTCCTGGCGCCGGAACCGCTGTTACTGTTACGGTTCCCGTTCTTCCATCAGCTTGCAATGTCGAGCCATCAAATGCGGGATCTAAAAATGGTCCTCGACGAAAATCTATTTCAGTAATTGTCCAGGAGTCGTGATCTGTGCGAGTAATTTGCCTGGGCACATGATTAGGATGCACGATATACATAATGTCGGCAGATTGAGTAAATTTTAATTCTGCTAACTCACTTGATAGATAGGGGGTAGCAACCTCCACAGGCACAGAAGGACTGCCAGCAACGACAATTCCACCATCCTTAAAGATACGAAATTTTTCTTCAGAAAATTCAAGCACATACGTTTGCTCGACATTAAACTCGAAAGGGATAAGTCGTAACTCGTTTGCCCCTGAGTTTATGCCTACAGCAATGTGCTCTGCACCAGGGCGGCGAGTCACGCCACCTTGAGGGAAGGTTAAAAAGTTTTGGAGTTTCTTGCAGCCGTTGAAATACTTGGCGAGGTCGGTGCGACCGTCCAGCCTTGGCGATAGCTCACCAGCAGTGAAGTTAGTGAACGGCGCACTGGATTTCGCCATGACTTAGAACCTCGATCGTATAAACGTGTCTGCCTCAATAGCGCCGGCATCAGAAACACCAGTTATGCTTGCAGGGGTACCTTCAGTCGCGCTAACAAAGCGCGCCTCTTTTAGCTTGTCTTCGTATGTAATTCTCATCTGCTGCGCCAGGCTATTGCTACCCACCAACGGGTAGGCAACATCTGCGGCGATAGCGGCAGTCAAAGTTTCGATGAGCAAAGAGTCGTACTCGCTTGTATCGGTGATACGCGCCAGGTAGACGAGATCGACCGTATCTTCATCGCAGAGAATCTTCCGACCTTCAAGTCGGTAGGGGATGTCGTGATAGCGGAGATACAACACACGCAAGCAATAAGGGTCAGCGGGAAGCGTAAACGCGTTATCAAACTCGAAAGCTGGTTTGACTGCATCGGGTGCTAGGCTCGCTCTACGTGTTAGCGCCTTCCAGGGATGCGCTCGGAAAACAGAATCTCGTATAAATTCGTATCGCTGATTGCAGATACGCGCTGCCTTACTATCCTCAGTCAAGCTTAGGATGTTAGACGCGCCAATCTGATTGAGTGCGCTATTGCAGATATCTATGATTGACGCTGCCATAAGTTACTCTCGATAAAGTAAAGGGGCCGTTTCCGACCCCGTTAGCTTTAGTCTACGACGTAGAGCATTGTTAGCTCAATAGTACCAGTAGCAGTACCAGTTGAGGTAACAGTAACAACGTACTCGTTGTCTGCTTCTGCACCGTCAATGCTAACCTCAGAGTTAGCGCCAAGTGCAAGCGTAGCCGCTACGTCAACACATTGTGCTGCAGTAGATGCTGCCGCTGCCTTGAACTCGTCGGGGTCAGCCACAACGGCGTTTCCGTCTGCGTCAGTGTAAGCCGCATGGCCTACTGCAAGCGTAGTGCCAGCACCGAGTGCATCGTGGCATAGCTTACCACTAAGGATACGCGCACCGTTTGGAACGGCGAACATCTCAATAGTGTCAGCTCCTTGGGCCGAGGCCTCAAATACACCGCGAGCAACGCGAATAGCGCCAGCAAGCTGGTTAGCTTTTACCAATTCAGAAGGATCGTCCTGAGTGGTGCTTGTACGAACATCAGAATATACAGTCATCGTTTATTCCTCCTTATCCGAATGAGTAGCTTTCAGTTTCATCGCAAGCGATCTGAACAACCTTGTCTTCTTCCATACGAGTCGCCCCGAATGTTGCACAGTAATAAACCTGTGTAGAGAAAGATTTGTCAGCACGCTCTTCGATACGAGCCATAACGTCTTTACCAACCGCAAGCTTGATGCCATCTTCCGCCCAAGCAAAGCAAGTGCGCTCGTCACCAGTCTTAGAAAGACGGTTAGAAACGATGAACTTAAAGCCCATGAAGGTATCAACTTCGCCACGAACCAAGGCCTTCACTGTGTTAAAGTCAGACGACGTTACCGCGGTCTCGTTCAACAAGCGCTGGATTTGGAAAGGCGAGACAGCAATGTATCGAGCAATGCTTGGATCGACAGAGTTAACGTCGAGCTTTTGCTTTACTTCGATTAGCTTCTCGATAGTCAGGTCAGTACCACCCGCCGAAATCTGCTGAGCAGAAGGCAGCGAAGTGCTAGTTGAGCCAGACTTACCAGTCTTGGAAGTGCCAGTAGCAGCACCGATAATTGCGTCGTCCATTGCACGACCCATAGCAGCAGCCGCAGTACGGGCATAAGCTGAGGTGGGATCAATCAACATACGAACTTTGTCTGAATCGTCAATCAGGTCAGCCCATTCATAGCTGTCCATAGTGACCATACGACGTGAGTGTGGAGTGTCTAAGATAGGGGTGTCAGAGTGACGTGAAGTACGCTTCACCGCCGCCGACTGACCAACCTGGTCAAAGAACGCCTTTTCACCTGTAACTGATTCCTCAGATACAGAACCACGCAGCAAGCTGCCCATCTGCTGTGAAAGCAACTGGACATTGCTGCTAAACTGCTGCACGAATGCAGTTGTAATTTGCGTAGACATAATCGTCTCCTGTTAGCAATGTAAAGTTGGTTTCGCTACCCGGTAACTACCGGACGAGAGTTAATTTGACGTTTTACGTTACCGTCACACGGCAGGGGCTTTCGCTTGTCCTGGCTTTGGCGTGCTACTCTTACCCCGGGCACTAGGCTTGTCGGTAGGTTTTTCGCACCACTCCAAGAATTGATCTGAAACTGTCAAAGCATTTCGGATCATCTCGGGTGTCCCGAACTCGAGTGTACTCCTTAAAACCTTAAGTTTGAACTCTCTGTCCGTTAATTTTTCATCCTGCGGCATACTCCCTCCACTTCATAGCTTCTTGGACATACCACTGGTGCTCAGGATGTCGAGCATCCCAATAAGGTGTATTTGGCGCAGTTATCTCTCCGAGCTTCTGCATTGCATCGTCCGGTGTAACACCGCCGTTAGTCTTCACGCCTTCGAGTGTGTCTTCACCTACTTTGTCACGTAGATACACACCCATGTTAGCCAGCATGCGGATAATCTCTGGGTTATCACCTAGCATTGTTCCATCAGCAAGCTGCACTTCAGTGATCTCAGGATTGCCAAACTCTGCAAGTACGCCATTAGCAAGTGCCATACGGTCATCGAATGCTTGACCGAACTCCTTGCGTAGCTCGCCTTCTGTTTGTTCGACGCGCGCCTGCGCCTCAACGCCTATGCTTTCTGCGTCTGAAAACTGCATTTCGTTGTAAGCATCAAGCATTACCTGAGCCTGTTGTGGATTCATGCCAACCTTGTGGGCGGTATCCTTAAACCACGAAACCATGTCATCGCTCAGCTCAGCGCCTTCCGGCATATTGTTAAACGAGAACTCATAGCCATCGGGTGACTCAGGACGGCCTAGCTTGTTGTATACCTCGCCCCACTCATCATGCGTAGCACTCTTGCCAGGCAATGCGACCTTATCAGCGCCCACCATTTGCTGTGCGTGAACATAGCTTTTAGCTAATGCGCCGATATCGTTAATGTGTTCGAGGCTTGAATGGCCTCGGATTTCTTCGGGAATATTATCTCGCCAGTCTGCGACAGACTGAGTTACCTCTTGTGCATCTACTGCTTCAGAGACTTCAGCTACCTGTTCTTCACTCATCGAATTGTTCCTTTATCTGGGGATCCCAGTCCTGCAGCATGGATTTAAGAAACAACACCACCGTGCGCTGCCCTTCACGATAGGCTGTATCCGTCGATTCCGACGAATAGGTTGAGGCGTTTATATGAAAGCGATGCTCTAAATCCTTGAGCACCACTTCGCCATCATCAGTTTCAAGCAGTCGCTTGTATGCGCCTTTTAGATCGACTGGATTCATTGACCCTCCAGTGCTCTAACCGCTGGCGCTGCCTGACCGGCCGCCTCCATAAATTGAATTGCCTGCTGGTCGGCTTGCGCAGCTTCTTGCGCTTCTGCTCTGTCTTGCCGTATCTCTGCTACCTGGTCATTGCCGCGTATTGTTGACGCTGGTACGCCAAGCACCTTAAGTAAATAACGAGACATGCCATCAATGTCGATGTAATCCATAGCCGATTGGTCAATTTGAGAAAGCGGCATGAATAGCTCAATCATGCGAAGCGCTGACTGAATATCGCCAGAACGCTGCGCCTTAGCAAGCGGTGACACGTATTCGATTTCGATGTCCGAGTTAGTCATAAAGTCAGGCGCCGGGCTAAACGCCTTCTGCCGTACCATTAAGTTATAAACACGGCCAATCATCGGCTGCAGCAATTCAGCTTGCAGTCTTCCTAGCACGGGGCCAAGCAAGCGCATTTTCTCTTCGGTGCGCTGGACGACCTCGGTAGCCGTCATTTGCGGCCCTTGACTCATAATTAGCTGGTCAACATAAAATGCAGACTCAATAGCTCTACGTCTCTGATCCTCCATGTTGAGGCCAAGCGGATTATTAGCTCCAATATTTAGTGGCTCAAGACGATCACGAGTACCAGATCGGTAGAAGTTTAGGCCGCCAGGCACGGTGCGGATAGGGAGCATAAAGCCATCATCAGGCACCATTAATGGCGGATCTACCTGCTTTTGCGCAGCGCGGATTGTTACCTCTGACATCTTGTTGAGCATTTTGATATCAGGGAGCGCAGTCATTGCCGGTGATCGACCATAGCCAATCTCAAAACTTGCCTTTAGAAAGCGCGGTGCAACGTATGGAAACTCCTCAAAGCCCGACTCGCTAAGAACGGTGCGGCTTCCAGGATCAAGATAGACCGAGGCAAACGGCATGTTCTTGTTATCTTTGCGTATGGTGTTGCGATCATCGCGCGGATAAACAGCATGGATCAGTGTGATCTCATCGTAGGGATTCTTTTTTGCGGCATTGATAATTTTGTTATCAAGCACCTCTTCGCCAAAGCGCTGAATGACTGCACGCGCCGGCATCTTAAACTGACGGAATACCGTATCAACGCGGCCCTTATCATCCTCTGATAGATAGACCTCGGCGCAATGTTTGGTAGAAAAACGTACCTGGGTATCTGGATCTTGCTCGATAAACATGACGCCAGTACCAAAGCAGATAAGATCAGAATACAGCTCATGGATTTGCTCTTGGAAGTTAGAGCGGTTGAATGCCAAGTACATATCGTCTTCGACAGACTCAAGCCATTCTTTTGCTTCATCATTCTCGTCAAGGCCTTTGTTGCGGAATCGCAGCGAAAACCAGCGAGTAGCAGCGTTAGTTAGCATTCCATGCAAGCTAGCAGCCATGAGTTCTGCGGCATGGATCGCCGTAGAGTCAAAGATTAGTTCGGTACGTTTGTCACCATCAGTGCGTCGCTTTGTAATATCTGCCTTGCGAGGAATCACATAGTCTGCGATTTCTTGCCAGTGACTCTCCCAAACCTGCCGTTGCGCAGACAGGCTTTGGAAGCGCCTCATTAAATCAGCGCCTAGTTCATCAGCCATGTTAGCTCCCCAGTCTTTGCTTCATTAAACTGCGATTTCTACTGCCGCCCATCATCAAAGGCTCGCCTACTGGGCGGCGAGTTCGACCTCTTGGCGCTTGTTCTTCCTCTGCTTGCTGAGGCTGCCTTCTATCGCCTTCCTCTCTTGCTCTATCTATAAGGCGACCGAAAAAACTTTTTTTGCTCTTTCCGGCGCGTGCACCGCTAATCATCTTTCTTACCATGCCCATGATTCTCTCCTTTGTTCTACGTGGAACAATTAGCCGCCTAGCAATAATTTACGTCTTACGGATGCCTCACCGGTCAATCCTGCAGGACTAGTAGCCACACCCCGAGCACGGCGACGGCGATACAAGTCTTGGGTGGCGGCCTCTTGGCTTTCGGTTGATGGTGCGCCGGTAACAGCCAACGGCCTTACTACTGCGTTAGATGGCCGTGTTGCAGCCTCTTCCTGTACGATCTTTGGCGCACCAGTCAGCGTTTTTCCTAGATTGCCTAGCTCTTGCTGTAGCTTGTTTTTCTGAAACTTAACAAGTAGCTGGCTATCGAGCTTGCGACCAACTCGCCTAATTCCCTTCTCTACCTTACCCATCTCATCCCCACTTATGCGGCAAATCTAATGCCGCACCGTCATCTGTCATGTAGCCACCGACTCGCAGTAGCATTTCAGTTTGAGAGTTTTCCACAAGGACGCGGTCAACACCAGAGACCCATGCCACACTAAACAAGGTATTCACTAGGCGCCTGGTAAAAAAGCGCTTTTGATAATCAGGTAAAACCATAGCGTGTATTGCCCAGGTTGTTTCGTCCCCATCAAGCCCATAGCACCAAATAAATCCCGCAATCTTGTCTTTTACTTCGCAGGTAAACACAAACGCATAATCAATTATACGCTCATGCGCCTCAAGATATGGGTAATTAGTTTGACGCATATAGTCAAGCAGCGCATCTTGCGAAAGCTTGGCGTCATGTATTCTTGGGCGTATCACCGGCACCTAACTTTTTGCGCTGTGTTTTACCAAGTAAACCTTGTGGGCCCGTCAAAATTGTTTGTTGGCGTCCTACACGACGCGGATCGAACAACTTTTTCTTGAGCCTTTCCTGCTCGCCCTCGTAGATTGGTGCGACCGGGGCTATGGGTGGCGGTGGTGGTGTGGCTGGAACCTTAATTCTGGGTCTGCCCATAACTACATCCTCGCTGCAAATGGGTTGTATGATGAATCTGCAATTGCCTGTGGTGGCCTACTATCCTGCATCCTGCTGTCCTTAATGCCAACTGCTAGGTATCTAAACGCATCAGCAGCGTGACTTGACCAGTCATGCACAGGCGTCGCACGGAAACTTCTGGACTTCTCGTTATACGCACGATGGTACTGACGCAAACACTCAAGGCCCGCCTGGCAAGTATCGCGGTCAAACATACATCGAGAAATCAATAGTTGAGCGGCATGTATGCCATCCTCTAGCGGAAGCTTAGGCACTACGCGGAAATTGATTCCTAGATCAAACGAAATCTCTCTACGGCTCTTGCCGCTGCCTAGCTCGCGCACCTCAATGTCATGCGGTGCATTGTGTGTGCCATACAAATAGCCTTTTGACTGAAGCACTTCAGCGTAATGCGGCAAGCCTTCATTCCTATTCTCGTAATAGTCAATGATGTGCACTGCTCGGCCTATGGTTTGGGTAAACCAGATAGCCGTCGAATCTCCTACACCCAAATCCCACCACGTATCTACCAGAGCACTGGCATCGTATGGAACCTCGGTAATGCGCCCCTTCTCATGGAGTGCCTGTAGCTCTTTTCCGTAAATGGCGCCTGGCACATTCGCAACCCAAGAGCACTCAAACTCCTGCTCAAACTGGTCAGCCGACATCATTGCTTTGGCAGCCTCTAGCTCTTCGTCATCAAGGATACCTGTCTCACTGGCTTTGTAGACCTGGGTAAACCAATCCTTCTGGCCAGCTGCTGCGTCATACAGATCATAGAACGCATTGTGACCACGCGGTGTACCAATAAATAATGCCCAGCCCTTTCGGTCGGATAGGGCGGGTCTAATGATCTCAGGAAACAAGGACTCGGGCATATCCGCCATCTCGTCGAGTACACATCCATCAAGATAGATACCACGCAAGCTATCAGGGTTTTCAGATCCCAATAACTGAATCCTAGCGCCATTAGGCAAATCGGCCCGCAACTCTGTCTCATGGAAGCGCACCATCGGTATAGCGCTGGCGAACTGTTTTAGGTAATCCCAGGCAACCGCTTTAGCTTGGCGATAGGTGGGCGCTATGTAAGCAAAGCGAGGGTTTGTTTTGTCAGACAGGATGGCGTCTCTAAGCAAGTGATTAATCGCCATAACGGTTTTACCGAAACGACGATGACATACAACCACGCCCCACCGATGAGACTGCAATTGGTTATGTAGGTCAGCCTGTAGCCTTCTCGGCTTATACGGAATGTATATCTCTGTCATTGGCCTGCAGCACTGTCATCCCACTTGAGCGTAATCGTACCACTTACCTTTGTATCGTTATCTTCAGCCTTGTTACGCACGCCTAGCGGCGCTAGCTGTCTAACGTACTTATCTTTGTGATCGGTCTCTAACCTACGGCGCTGTACTTCCGCCATGGCGAGCTTGGGATCTTCTGGTAAGGGTCGTTCAATGATATCTATAATCTGATCTCTTAGAACTTCTGCCTGTAGTGCGCGTGCTTTGCGGTATTCCTGGTATGCGTCATCGGAATCCTGCACATGGCGCAATACCGTTTTCCAGGATGGGAACTTGGCATTCTCAGCACATATGCGGGTCAATGACATGCCATCCGCAATCATCTCGCAGATTTCAGCAAACTGCTCTTTTGTAAGCCTTGGCTTTCTAGGCATCGCCGTCACTCCAAAAAAAGCCCTGCGCTTCGCAGCGAGAGGGCAAACACAAGGAAGCCCCTACGGAGCCATTGCATTATGTAGCTGGCTGTGGCTGAAAGCAAATGTGTGTTTTGTGGTGGGGATATATATACATAACACGCGCGCCCACATACGCGGGGGTACGCCCCTACGCACACGCAAACGCGCACCTGCGTTATGCGCAACGCACATGCACACACACGTCGCGTCAAGAGGCTTGTATGCGCGACCCCTGACAGACTCAGGCTATGGGTTACGTCCCTACACCCCTACCCATGAGCTGCAGCATTCCCTGGTCAGGCCCTGGCATAGCCCTGAGAGGCCACACAATCGCCCTCACTGCACGCTAAACCCCTACCCCATGCCAACCTACCTCCCACCCCTGAAAGCCGCTTAAACGCTGAATATCAGCCTAGCTTTGTCACAATTGTCACGCGTTTCGCCCTATTGCTTGACACCTTCTGTCACATCCCCTAGCTTAGATCACGTCAACAACGCAACGCCCAGGGAGGGCCACGACATGTCACTAAAAGTAATCACCGCAGCAGACCAAGCACGCATCGCAGACCTAATCATCCAGCACGAGCTGGACATGCAAAACAAGCAAGCGCATTTCGATACCTGGGACCGAACTGGAAACGAAGCCAACCGAGAACTGTGGAAGACGTACAGAAAGCGCTGCGAAGCCATACAAGCCGAGCTACTGACATTCGGCATTGACTACAAAGCCGCGCACGAAAGAAAGATCGATAGTTTACTAGACACGGCTGCGTAAGCAGCCC